TGAGTTGAATGTTTATTTAGTTTTTCTTGTAAACCAAAGAAAGCCCAAACGCCGATCGATACTGCTGCAATAATAGAAATTAAATTACGAACAGGCATTGCCACACTCGTGGATTCACTTAATTTCATTTATTTTTTCCTACGATTATAATAGCAGTAAGAAGAATGATAAGAACACTCCACATTATCCACATATCATTAGCAATGAATATAAAGTTCAATACATCTATAACATCAGTCCACGTCATTACTAGTTACAGTTGTTTTTGTCTAAATCAATTGGCTTGCCATCTGTATATATCCATACCCATGAAGAAATTTTAGTTCCTTCTTGTGTATAGGTACATTTTTTGCCTACCGAACAGGCGCTCAGGGCAAATAGTAAAGCCAGAACCAGGAATAATTTATTCATGTTTCTCCTTGTTTGCTTCATTTTCATAGGTTGTTTGTTCCGAAGCTTGTTGTTCTTCTACCTGACAACATTCTCCAGATTTTTCTTTTTCTTTGGTGTGTGTTTTACAACACTTTGTTTTATCTATTGACATGATTCACACTCATCATTATTAGCTGTTGCTGTTGCTGTTGAAGGTTTGCAGCTACACAACTGACATGGGCATATACCATTCATGTCGGAATGCTCCTTTAAAGAACAATGACAATCACAAAAACAACTTTTACACTTTGTCATCTTTCAAAAGCCATGTCAAAAATTTTTTCCACCATTTTTTAATCATCTTTGGTCTCCTCAATATTATAGAAGAATTTATCAGTGTCTTCTGTTTTCCACTTACGATCATCTTCAACATTCCATTCACTAGTTTGAACTTTCCAATCAAATGGAACATCATCCTTAACAGTAAAAGATGGAATACTCCATATAATTCTATTGTTTGGCTGAGCTGCATAATTTCCGTTATCTAATGCCATTACGTGTGCACACTTATGTTCGTGCGGGATCTCCGAATGATCAGTATCTACAATATTACTTTCTGGATGAGCCCAGTCAACTGTAAAAAGATAGGCTCCTGCATACCATTTCTTATCTTTACCTATGAACTTGCCGGATTGACCATCGAGGACATCAAAAGAAGTAATACTAGGATAGTAACTAAAACAATTCCAAAGCTCCAACTCATCAAGTCGCATCCTAGGAACTTCTTTGACATTATATCCTTTTTGTATGAACGCAGAGATGGGTAAACGGTAAAAGATTGCACCGTTTTCCATAATGGCATGGAATAAAATCGGACGACCAGTGATACTAGCCAACGCGAAAACGATACAGTCTTCAGCTTCTCCCTTATGTTCTTTAAGGTCATAGAGATATTCTCTCCTGATCTGCGCGTAGGTTGCAGGAATGTTTGCATTCAGGTAAGCCATCTCTCATATATCCTCTAGTTTACTAGAAAATAAATAACAACGACCACTACTACTGCAATGATAGATGTTTGTGGATGAGCTTTTGCCCATGTCCAAACTTGTTTTACTTTTTCCATTTTAATCCTCCTCATCAGATTCAACGTCTCCCCAACTGTCTCCACATTCGCAGTCTACTCGGTTGGGAACGTTTAGTTTAACAGTTCCTTCCATGATGTCTATAATATCCTTCTTCATTTTTTCCTCTCCATCTTTAGGAATGGATACGTTCAATTCATCATGAATTTGAATAAGCGGGACTATACCATTTTTGTAGAGATCTACCATCGCTTTTTTAGTCATATCGGCGGCACTTCCCTGAATTAATTTGTTTAAAGCCTTATAAGTAAAGGCTCTACGTATGTTTCCTTTACCGTATAATTTAATTGCTTTGTCTTCTGAGACAGGTAGCGCCACTTTTGATTTATCAGGTTGAAATTCTTTTTTCTCCCATGTAGGAAATCGAGAGTGTCTCCCTTCAATGGTTTTAATGTAGCCTACATTTTGTGCTTGCTGTGATACCTTACGACTCAGTTGTTTAACGAAGGGTACCATTTGATTATATTTAGTTAAAATTAAAGAGGTTGCATCTGGACTTAAATTTAAGCTATTCGCTAGTCTAGCTTTACCCATTCCATAGAACAAAGCTAAGTTAATAGTTTTAGCTTGGGATCGAGGAATATTAGTTAGCTCTGAAACCATGTTGTGGAAATCTGCAGGTTCTTTTTTTCCAGTTTTTTCATTAGGAACACCTTCCTTATATCCTTTAACGAAATTGTAAGACCCCGGTATCTCTAGTTCAGCAGCGTAATGAACTACAAGTCTAGGTTCTTGTTGAGAATAATCGAATGAACACCATTTCTCGTATTCAGAGTTGGGTGAAAAAATAGATCTTATCCCTAACCCAGCGTCGGTATAATTAGGAATCTGTTGTAAATTAGGATTGGAATAAGAAAATCTTCCAGTAATGGTACCACCGGTGTCTGATCTTAATTGGTTAATGTCGGCGTGAATTTTATCTTTGTAAACATGTTTTTTTATGGTTTCAATGAAAGTAGTTCTTATTTTATTAACAGTTCTAGCACTACTGATCCAATTAACTACAGGATTCTTATGCTCTTTCAAAATATTTTTGGTAAAAGAAGGAGCTCCTGTTTTTTCTGTAGTATGATAAGGAAGTCTTAAAACATCAAAAACTTCTGCAATACTGCGTGCAGCCCAGAGATCTGGTCTAAGATTTTAAGATTTGTTTCATCTTCTATTTGTTTCATAAGAGTATTTTCTCTTTTCTTTAAATGTTTTTCCAATTGAGCAGCTTGCTTAAGATCAACACATACCCCTCTCCACTTCATTTCTACTAAACAAGGAACAAGATCTGATTCTAATTTAAAGATTTTTTGAAGACCTTCTTGTTCAATTCCTTTTTTTAGTTCTTGCCATAGAGCGAATGTAATTTCAGCATCTTTTTCTGCGTAAGCCCCTACATACATAGCGGGAAGTTTATACATTTCAGCTTTAGGGTCTATGTCCCATTCAGTAGCTGCAAGTCTTAAAACAGATTCATTTTTTCCCATCCCTGTGTATTCCTTGGCCACTGAGTTAAGATCATAACCTTTTTTTTCGAAGGTTCTATTTTCATTTAGCAAGGAAGTTACAATCATTGTATCAATGATACGTCCTTTTATTTCTAACCCTAATTGTTTAATCCAGCATATATCGTACATGGCATTATGAAAAATTTTACTGGCTGGAGTTTTTAAGACATCAGAGAACCATTTGAGAACTTGTTTACGGTCCATGTTTCCTCCACCTTCATGAGCAATGGGGTAATACGCACACCAATCTTTAACAGCGACAGCGATTCCTACAACATTTCCATTGTTGCGTATAGAACCTGAACCCATCTTAATTAAATCTGGGTCTTTGGTTTCAAGGTCAATTGCTATTTCAGAATAATTAGAAAGATCGGGGAATTTATTAGGATTAACCCATTCTGTTTCAGCTTTAAAAATTAAATTATTCACGTATGACCTTTTTCTGCTTCTTCTTTTGTAAAGCCTGCATTTCGATATTCTTCTTCTTCGGTCATAGGCACCATTGAATAGTCTCTTTCAATAATCATATCAATAAAATGTTTTGCTTTTTCCAAGTCTTGCTTTCCATCTTTATAAGAATGTCTACAGATGTATTTGATAACATTTCCTTCAGGAAAGAGCAACTTATTTTCGATTACAAACCTGCTCGGTTGAATTTTCATTTTTTTATAATGGGTTCCTCCAATTTGTTTATCGTATGTACTCATATGTGTAATAAATCAAACCTGTGCTCCCTACGACGTGATTTAAGAAGAGGACTCCATATAAATAATCTTTGCCCACATCGTGTGATAGCAACATAAGCACACCTGATTTCTTCGTCTCTATGTGTCAGGGTTTTTTCTGTATAACTTCTCCACGGCAGACTAGTCCAAACATCGCATACTACTACATTAGGGGCTTCCATTCCCTTAACACCATGAATGGTTGCTATAATCATGTCAGCTTCTCTAAAAGTTGGATCTTTTAGCCAACATCTTTGAATGTAAGAATTAAAATCCTCATCTTTAAAGATTTCTGATCTAGGTTTGTCAAATTCTAAATAATTAAACCAAGGTTTGGAAAAATCTACTGTGAGCCATCGTTCTTTTTCAATAATTTCCTTAATAGAGTACTTATGTTCAGGAACAATGAGGCCCCTTGAAGGATTGGTGAGT